TAGCAGTTGATTTTCTATCATATACTGTGTCTGTTTCAGATAATGCAGCGTCTTCTGCAGCGGAGAATGCTCCACCTTTGGAAACGATTACGTTATAATCTGCAAAAGTACCTCTATTAGTTACTCTTGGAATTGCTTCTGTTAATGGTGTGTATTTTCTAGATTGATCGATAATTTTAGGATCAACGAAAATAGGAACCATTGCATAACCAGCAGTACCTGCACCGCCAGCTGTAGAACCATGAGCTTTTACTCCTGCTTCGAAACTTTCACTAATTAAGTCTCTAACACCAGAGTTGCTTTTAATACTACCAGTTAAGATGGAATTAACATCCATTTTATTGTAAGTTGTTTTATTTGATAAATTACCGAAAGATTGTGCGTATGCGTTTTCTACATCGATATTATCAATTCTACCTGTATTTGCCATTTTTATTTCCTCTATATTTATTGAATATGTTCTAGCATTGATTTCTTCTTAGGTGCTACATTAACATCAATTGATGCCGCTTCTGAACTTGTAATCACTGATTTTAATACTGGAGCAGATAAATCTTTCTCTAGTTTATTAATCTCAGTTCTTAAAGCTTTAATAGCACTTAATGGACTGCTAGGACCAGTCGTTTGTTCAACGAATTTTTGTTTTTCTTGAACTAACGTATTGGATTTTGATTCGTAGTCTGCCTTGATTTTTTCAAGTTCAGCCTTTTCTTTTTCTAACGCTGCTTTTTGTTCTTCTAAAGCTTTTTGAGCTTCTTGAAGTTTCAAATCTGCTTCGCTTACCTTAGGTTTTTCTTCAACAACTGGTGCTGGTTCTTCTACCTTAGGTTTTTCTTCTACCTTAGGTTTTTCTTCAACAACTGGTGTTGGTTCTTCTACCTTTGGTTTTTCCTCGACTTTATTTTCTTCTGCCATTTCTACATCCTCTTTTGATTTTAAATGAGCTTTTAAAGCTGCATTGAATGTGCAATTTTTATTAACTGGATTACCTGTTAATGTGATGTTGTTAAGATTTAACTCGTTAATGATTGTTTTAACTGTACCATTAACTCTTTGTTTGATTGCATCTACTTTCCAGAATGCAATACTAAATGAGTGTAAGAATCCACCTTTAATTGAACCCCAAATCTCTTTAAATCGTGGACTATCTTGATTAAGTTCTGCTTTAACCCAAGTACCACGTGATCGTAATTCTGCTTTAACTACTTTAGCTACAGGTATATTACTTTGTGTTGGAATGTTTTTGACTTCGCCTTTTTTACCGATCCAGTCTTCATGTTCAACATCCATTGTGATTGTAGAATTTTGTAGAGAGTTCACTAACTTAGCTTGTGCTTCTGGTGAAACTACTTCATTGTAATCATCTACATCAGTAGTTGACGCATATCCTTCTACGAAGAACTTTTGTTTACCTTTGATAGTTGCTTCAGTCCAAGCAAACTTTTCTGTTGTGAATTCTAAATTATCTGTCATTTTGATTTCCTATATTAATGTGATTAAGGCAAGTCCAATGCCTCCTGTTATTGCAATAATTATTCCAACGGTTATTTTTTCAACCCATTTGTTTGCAAATTTACCGTCAAGCTCATCTAATTTGTTTAATATTGATTTCACGTCTTCTTTAACATGTTTAATGTCTGCTTCCATAGCTCCGAATCTCCTAACTTCGTCTTTATCCAATCTAAGCACCTTCCTCTGTGAATAGAACTCTAGTCCTACAGTTCGGATGGAAAGGTGGTATGTCCCATTCTTTTCCGTCGTACTTAAATTTTCGATCTAATGCGATAGCTTTCTCTTCTGTACCATAAGTAGCATTCATATGTCGACAAATAGGTGAAGTTCTACTATCTAATACAACACTAACAAATTTCTTAACCTTAAGATCTGTTTGCCTTATACTATCAACGTGACTCATATTATAAGCTCTGTTAGATTCTGTACGAGCAATCATTTCTGCTCTAACCCTAGAGTTATCAAATAATGGTCTTAGTTCTTTAGCAATTAGTGATGTTGATTTGTAATTAATGATACCGTCAGCAATTGTTCTTTTTACTTGATTCTGGACATCATCGTTTAATTTTTGTAATGATTCTGATAATGAAAAATTAAGCTCTTGCATTCTTCTTTGATTTGGTATAAAATTCATGTTGAACTTAATCTCCATCTCTTCCATACCTTTCATATAAAAGTCATTAACAAGATCCTTTATCATTTCTGGATCAATAGTTATTTCAACAAGATCTGCAATCTTGTTTGCTAGTTCAATACTCCGTGCCTTAAGCGATCCTGTTAAGTTGGTCATTATCCTCATCTAATAGTTTTAACGCTTGTTTTACTTTCTTTGCACTAGCTGTAATATCTTGAACTACTTGTTTTTCAAGTTTTGTGTTTTCGAATGGATCGTCATCTTCCTCGTCTAGAACATAAGCTTTTATAGCTTTCTCACGATTTGGTTTGTTATCTTTTTCATCATTTTTAGATGATGTTTTCTTTCCATTCTGTACCACTGAATTTTTAGGATCAGCATTATCTGTTCCAGCATTAATAGCTTCATTTTCTCTCACCTTCATGTCGAGAGACTTTTCCTTAGACTTTTCAAGTTCTGATAAGTCTATTCCTTCTTCAGCTGCAACCATTTCAGCAGTCTTAATACCAATTCTAATCTGTGTATCGTATAGACTGTGTTTTTTGATATCTTCATCTAAGTCATAATCATCGAAACTAAACTTAAGTTCAGTAGTACCAAACGCTGGAATGATCTCCATATTGATACGTTCTTCAATCTTTCTTAGATAAGGACGTGCTGCTTTTCTTACGAATTTCTTATCGTAAGCTTCGGATACTGCTTTGTTTGATTCTGCAGAGAAACCTAAGTCGTCTGCTGATACTCCAAAACAATACCATACAATCTTAGTAAACCATTCCTGTTGAGCAATGATTTCCATGTCGTGGGATGACATAAGGAATGGGGTAAATTTAACATCATATCCAGTAACTGGTGCTTTATAACCTACTTTACGGTTTAAACCAGTTAAGTTGTCTTTTGTAGTAAACCTTGAATTGAATTTCTCAAAGAATGATTTAATCTCTTTATGTTTACCACCAATAATAGAAATAATACCTTCTGGGATGTTAGAGTTTTGATAGAAGTCTAAATTATATAATGAACCATACACTAAACTTTGGATGATGTCTGCAAGTAATTGAATTGGTGATTGACCATAAACACTATCAGCTAATGGGTTAACTGAGAAGTATATCAATTCATCTTTACCAAAAGGTACAGGTAGGGAAGCTGCTGTCCAACCGTATTGGAAGTATGCTGCTTGGTTTTTATATGTTAGATCGTAATAGTTAATTTTTTGTGATTCATCCATAACAGAAATATCCATACCTCTATCAGGGTAGATAATTTTAGCTCTGTTACCAATGTAACCGTGAATATCTGGATTCATAAGGATAGTTCCACCATCTACTGCAAATAATTGGTTTAATTCTCCTTTCTTATCGAAGACTTTGTTCCATACACCTGAGTCTAGGTCCAATAAGTCGTTCATCATTTTAAGTGTAATATCTGAGAATGATTCTTTATTACCGTTAGGGTTTTCTAAGAAGTTAGTGATTTGTTTTTTTAGTTTTAATAACTCTGGTCTCTCGTCGATACGTACATTCTTATCTCTAGGATCAATACTCCAATCAGAATACGCTACTTCATCTTTGATTCTTTTCTTAACACCAAATATGTAAGGATTTTTAGTATAGTTTCTTACTTCGGGAACATTAAGTGATCTTGGATAGCCGTATGGCGGTTTATATAAGAAATTTGGAATATATGTCTTTTGAACACCTTGGTCTAACCCTGGTCTTTCAGCAACATCGGTAAATATTGCATCTTGTTCCTGGTCTGTAGACGATGCTCCAGACTTAGCCTTTAAATTTACGAAATCGAATAGTCCCATTTTATACTCTCTGCAGATAAGTACGGTATAAATAATTAAACATATGGACTAGTAGTAATAAAAAGTGTTAATATATTATATACATAATATATAATGGTGTAGGTTATATTTAAGTCTTTCTATACTCCTTTATAAAGGTAATATAAAAAGAAAGAAAAAGTAGGACTTTTGTCCTATTTACAATAATTTTTTAAGAATTCTAATTGTTCCTTAATTCTATCAATACCATCTTGCATTAATGTTATATGTGATTTAGCTTGTACAACAGAATTATATTTAGTGAATGCTTTCTCAATACTTGGAATCTTAGCTTTCTTTGCACCTGATGACATATCTACAAGTTCTTTTACCTTACTATATAATTTCTCATTATCATAGGCAATATTCTTAGCGATAACTTCATGAGCTTTCTTAAAATCAACTTCCATTAGTTTATATTGTTCTTCTAAATATTCTTTAAGAATTTTAGCTTGTTCTTTATTAATAACTTGCGTTACTTCATATTCTGGTTGAACACCAATATTTTCTTCATTATCACCGACTTTAACCATTACTGGTTGTTCTGGATATGTTACAATAGCTAACATATTACCTTCTTTATCTAATTCAAATCTTTGTTTAGTTTTATTCATTTTAGTTTTCCTCCTTAAGTAGGTTAAGTGTTTTCCACTCATTAGTGTTAATTATTAAAAATGGTACATTAGATGTTGTACATATTTTGGATCCTGGTGGACCACTTCTAATATAGTCTACATCTGATAAATGTACAACTTGTTTATCAAAGTGATAAAAAGATAATATACCTGATAATATTTGATCACGACCATAATCGTCTGTCGCTTTTAAATTTACCGCAACTCTTTTACCTATAATATTTTTTAATTGTATCATTTTAAATATAAAGTCCTCCAGACTCTTCCTCCTCATCAATAAATGCTAATGTTAACGCGTCAGCCTTATCTGGACTCTTAAGTCCTCGTTTTTTCATATCGTCTTTCTTCTCTAGTTCAATCTTACCATTACTTAATAGTTTGTATTTACGTGTAGCTAACTGAGCTACCAATCTATCATTCTTTGGTATTTGAATATCCCTAATCTTAAGACGTAAGTTCCACCATAGCTCAGCACCACGATTTCTGAATGCTTCTTCATCATACGGTTTAGAACCATTATTGACACCATTAATCGTAACGTTTGGATTATCTCCCATAAGCTCTTCAAGCCTATCAGTAACTCCACCACCTACACCAGTATCGTCCACATTGATATAAACATCATTATTATCATACTCTTTAACAATAAGCATAATATTACCTACTGTTTCCATTGTAGATTTCTTGGAATATGTTTTCCAATTAATAACTTTGTTCTCTTGACGAACACAGATCTCTGTCTTATCATCACCATATCTAGCCACGTCAACACCAATATGTACATCAGCATTCCTGTCTTCTACATCAAACTCATTATTGGAAGCTTGTTCAGCCCAAGAGTATGGAATGATTGTATCATCTTCTTCTACTGGGAATTCTCCTAGTACCCTGATCTTGTATACGTTAGAATCTTCACCATAATCATTAGCCATCATATCGATATATTCCTGTGATACTCTTTCTGAATCAAGACATGAGAATGTGAATGTTTCCCAATACTCTTTCGATTTAGTATGTGAATCATAGAATGTTCCAGACAATTGTGTTGGGTTACCAGTCATGATACATAATGCACCTTCTGTTGATAACGCACCGTTAATAACTTCGAATATGTTTTGTTCTACACCTGATGCCTCATCAATAATAAATAAAAGATTATCTCCGTGGAATCCTTGCATATTCTCTG